TGCAAGCGGCCGCGAAATCGGGATGACTTCTAACCCTGACCAGCGTGTCAGACCCGTCGGTATCCTGGTTGTGATGTCGGCAACGGTTAACAGAAAGGACTGGACCAGGTCAATTGCCGGAATGTTCAGCCTAATATTCGTGTTCAGCTTGGTCCATTTCTTCTGTGCAGGCCGGAGTTTGGACCAGTCTTCGGGTGAAACCCACGCACGAAATACCTCCAGGTAAGACGGCCAACGATGGCAACGGATCCATTTTCGCGCTTCCACAAGACGTGCCTGGACATAGCGACGAGCTTCCTCCGAATTGGGGTCCCCGAACAAGCGGGCCGATCTTTTCACCATCGTGGCACAGGGCTCCGACCCACAGGTGACTGTGAAGGCATTGATCAGCCCCTTCTCACTTTTGTGGACAGTAAACTCCACAGACGCAAAATGTGACTTCAGGAACTCCGAGGCTGCCTCAATAGTCTCCGTGGCAATGTCGTCATATGTCTGGGGGTCGTGGGCAACAAGCAGCATATGTCCAAAGTTCTGCGTACAAACAAAGTCCGCGGCCAGGATATAGTTTGCCCTCATCCGATCCGACCGCCAATCAGAGCGTTTGGTTGCTAGGCGGGCACGGTCGTGCATCACCGGATAATCTGGGATGGCAACACCCACCGCCTCGTACATGGCTGGATCCAACATGGTCGCAGGCACTAATACCAAATGGAGGAACCCATCGGCGTTCGGCTGGACATTAAAGTCAAACCGGAGCCCAAAGACGGTGTAGATCGTATCCTGCCAGTGCATCAACTCCTCCCTGGTTGGAAGATCAGTGGAGAAGATGACGTCGTCAGAGGCATGTGCGATTGTGACACGTCGGAAAAAGTCTGACGGAGGGACATTGAAGGCTAAGGACCAACTAGCCGCAAAAACAATCTTGACCCAGTCCCGGTTGTCGGACGCAGTGAATGCTGAACCAGTGCCACCCCCTCCATTCTTCCGCATCTCAAATCCATCGGCCAAACTGACAATCCGCCCGTGCGCCAATGAGTCGTAGAAGGCCTCAACAAAAGATGTGGAGGCCTTAGCTCCCCACCAACCTTCAACGCCACGCTCGTACAGACGGACTGAGCCAATCGACATGACGGGAGCAGGCACCTGTGAGTCGAATCGATACCCGTCACAGGTCACAATGATCGGGTTTCTCATGATGGCCTCATACATGTGCTGGAGTCCACCCTCTCGTCTTGGAAGCTGGTTGACGATAAGTGCCGTATGGGGCGCCACCCGCTTGTTGACTTCGCCTAGGATCGTGTTGGCAAGGACACATGTAATACGGTCCTGAGCAGTGACAGTACGTATTGCTGACCCATCGGCGAGCACCTTCTCGCGCGAGACGACATCTGCCTTTGGGAATGCATGGAATGCCATGTCTGGGACCACACCCGACTCAAGGAATCCCTCTACCGTCGAAGCGATTGCCCGCCACCAGTGGGCCTGCTTGAGGGTTGCTCGGTGCCGGATGGCAGGAAGCCATGGATTCCCGGCCGAATACTTCCAGATAAGTCCTTCCATTGCCGACAACACAGACGAAGGCTGGGGCCGGTCATAGAGCTCTGGGTAATGGTCGAACACAGCATCAGCCGCACGGCGGAGTGCAAGCCGCGCTTCCGGGGTGATTGTCGGACGAGGCACATTGTACCGAAGGATCGACACCTTGACATTGCCTGCTGAGGCCAACCAAGCTGAGTCAACCCCACGAGGCGCCATCTTGGCAAGGGCCTGCTGGACTCGCCTAGCCTAACGCACGGTCTCTGTAAACACTGCCGGTTGCGCAAGAGGAAGGTCATTGTTGTCATCAGGACCATAGGTCGCCCGAGGGTAATAAACTGCTCGCGATGGGGCAGCTGCCGAGAGCATGGACACATCAGCGCCTCCATCAGCCAGTCGCCGAATCATGTCAATGGCCCAATCGGAGTAAGTCTCGGACCTGACATGTGAGAATGTGGCCAGCTGAATCAAGAACAATTCCGG